ATGAAGCTTGTGAAAACTGTTTCTTGCATTCATAAACTCCATGGCACATGCTGCAACCATGTTATCCAATGAACTTCCCCCAACACCTGTATCTGATGTAGGTTGTGGTTTAGCTGGTTCTGATTTAGGCATAGTTGGAGCAGGTCTTGAAACAGACTCTGGGTTTCTCTTAAGCATTCTAGGTTTTTGTTCCATTGTTATTAGTTGTTACGTTCTGCACCTTCTGTACCTCTAGAGAATTGATTTCCTGATTCAATATCTCCGGCTAGAATACTAGCTGCTTCATCTATTATTAATTCTATGATATCATCTTTAAACTCAGATTGTATATTACCTACTGACTGAATTCCTGTGTAGGGATCTATACAACCATCAATTTGTATCTTTCTTGGTTGTCTGTAGTATACTAAAGATGCATTAGAAATTTCAAAACTGTTGTTAGTGTATATGTTTACATTATTAGAAGACAATGTAGCAAATGTTTCTCCCCATTCAAAATTAGGCTGTTTCATCTTATCACGTAGTAAAACATTTACATCACCTTCTGCCGCAAAATAAACTACCATTCTTTTTTTGTCACAGCAATCATTTTTTGCTGATACATCTACTCTTTTCCATTGAAGGTAATCATCTGGTAGGGCACCAGAGTAATAAACTTGCTGGTCCAATAATGATAAGCCTTGTGTATCTAATAATACCTGAAGATCATCTTTTCTACGTGTAGATTCTTCATCACCTTCTTTGACAACATTAATACCATGTAGCTGTCTTCGGGCCCATTCTACTTGAGCTTTATTAAAAGACTCAACAACCTGCCAACATTCAATGTTGTCATAATCCTGACTGTCTAGTTTGTTCAGGCGTTGTTTTAGCTTTATGGTTAATACACTGTTTAACATTACTTACTTTTTAGTAGGTTTAGCAACCACTCCTTTAAACCTTTGAATAGCAGAAGCAGCAGACTTAACTGCTGTATTCTTTATCTTAGGATACTTTGCTGCCCCCGGCTTAGAACTTATTTTACCCATTATCCGCCAAATCTTGGACGTTCTCCACATCCTCCATTAGCTAAACGTACTTTTCCTGGAGGACATCCTTGTTTTACACCTACTGATCCACCTGATTTAAGCATCCGTCCTTCTTGTGTGCGGGGATTATTACCGTACTTAGGCATACCAACAATTCCTGCTGATCCACCTTTAGCCATCTTTTTAGCACCTCCGCATTGCATACACTTTGCCATGATTATTTCTTTTTAAGTTTTGTTACACCACCCATTTTCTTTTTATTCTTTGTAGCTCCAGCAATTCTATCTGCTGCAGTAGGCTTAGGGTTTTTATCTATACCAGCTTTAACTGAAAGCATTCCAAATGTAGAACCACCTTTAGCCATTTTCTTTACTGCTCCACCTTTCTTTTTAAGGTTTACCTTAGATGTATTGAATGTAGGTTGTGTTCTAGCTATGCTTTCTAACCATTTTTTCTTACTATCTACAAAAGGTGTCTCATCATTAAGATAAGGCGCGGGTCCAAAGTTTGGATTTGTATTTTTTGATTTTGTATTAATTTTTTTTGTATCCTCTTCGCTAAGAGGACCTTCCTTAACTTGAGTACCTGTCTGTGCTTTAGGCAAAGACTTCTTAGCACCACCCATTTTCATCATTGGTTTTTTAGCTACTGTCTTTTTAACAGGAGCTTTTGCTATAGATTTTTTAATTACTTTTTTCATTATATATAAATTAACAATTCCACTTTCTTAAAGACTTATTAATCCTTGAGTTAGGATCATTAGCTGTCTTAGAGCTAGTTAGTTTCTTCTTCATTCCTGACATTCTACTACAAAATGACTTGCGTCTCTTAGCTGCTTTGCTATCAGGATCTAGTTTAGAAGGTTTAGTAGTTACAGCTGTCTTAAGTTTACTACCCGGATTAGCTTTACGGTATGAAGCTACTCCTTTAGCATTAAGACCTCCTGATGCATTCTTACCTTCTTTTCTTTGCCATGCTGGAGACTTTGCCATTCTTCTTTGCTTTTATTGCACCACCTTTTTTAACATAAGTATATCCATCCCAAGTTTTTCCATCAACTTTAGTTCCTATTGGAACTTTAGTATTAGGTGCAGTTGAATATGTTTTTCCGCTAATTGTACTTGAATACTTTCCAGTTCCTGCTGGTACAATATTTTTACCATCCCAAATCATTTTTATATTTGGATCACCAGTTTGTACAGTAACTCCTGGAGTTGCTCTGGGCCCTGTACTTTGTCCATATTGAGCTTTACGCAATGGTTTCTTACTAGCTTTTTTAGAGATAGCTATTGCTGCTTGTTGTGTTTTAGTCTTTGCCATGGTTATTTATTTTTTGCCATTTTCTTAAATGTCTTGGCTAATGCTTTTGCTCTACCTGTACAACCTGGTTTAGTAATAGGAGTACATTTACCTTTAGTGCCTCTACGTTTAATTGAAGCTGTAGCTTTCTGAATCCATTTCTTGTCTTTTTTAGCCGCCATGACTCATGCTTTACTTACTCTTCTTCCCATACCTACTCTAGACTTTTCAGCTTTCTTTGCAGCTAGTTTAGATGGAGTTAATTGATACTTTGTTTTAGGTGTCTTGCTTGACACCTTTTTTGTAGGCCGGCAGTACTCATTACTACCACCGGCACCACAAGGTTTTCCAGATTTTGTATCTTGCCATTTCTCTTTCTGCCATCTTTTAAGCTCAGCACCTTCTTTAGTCTTTCTTACTTGACCTTTACCTTTACGGCACTTAGCAATAGCTTGAGAGGCTCTTGCTGAAGGGAACACCGCATACCGGGCTTTTACACTATGATAGCAAGAGTCTTTAGGCATTACTTTTTCATTTTCATCTTAGTCATAGACATACCATACTTAGCTTTTGGTACAACAGTTGCTTTTGGATTAGCTCCAACTTTAACACCTTTAGAGCCTGGTGTTTTTTGAACAGATAGATTACCATTAGCTTTTACTATCACACCTTTGCTAGCTTTAGTCATTTTAGTTTTCATAATATAATTTAAATTAAGAGTTCCAAACTTTTTCCACTTTAGTGTTTAAGTCTTTTAGAATATCCTCATTTAACGGGTTCTTTAAGTACTCAATCACATCAAATGTATTCCTTCCTAACATAGTACCAGATTGTGTATGGTAAATATGTCCATCGGGCTTATTAATAATATACTTAAAATAAATGGAATCTTTAACAATTGCTTTAATTTTTAATGTTTCCATATCCATTGCAGCAGCATCAAGGAAGCCTTGAGCAGCTCTTTCTTTGTTACCTTCAGTACCTTCACCATTGATATGTCTATCCATGTTATCATAGATAACATCATTAGGTGTGTGTTTCTTATACTGAACACTTGCTACATCTACTGCCTTAGCAATGTAGAATAGCTTAGTGCTGTTTTTATCAAATAGTTTTTGCAATTCTGCAAGAGCCTTATTCTTAAGTTTCTTAACTTCAGTTCTTGCACCTGCAGTTTCTTGTGCTTTATCAAGATAAAACTTTGGTGGAATAGCTTTAGATCTAGCTTCATCATAGCTACGCGCTACAATTGAAAAAGCTCCTGCTTCAAGTGCGTATAATTTAATTCTGTCAAATGGATCTTTTGGGTCTAGGTATACAGGTTCATTACCACATGTAATAAATATCTTATCCCAAAAGTCTGCATTATCCGGACGTAGTAATTTTACTTCATTCCAAAAAGTTGGACTAGATATATCTAATACATTTGCTGCTAAATCTCTTTCTAGTTCTGCTACAGCACTTCTTATTTCTTTTATCTTAGCTTCTTTTTCTTCTAAAGGTAAAAGTTTGATTTCTGGTGCAAATTCATTTAATCCTGTTACATACTGCAACACACCATTTCTGTCAATGCATGCAAGTTGTTCAGTGTGTGTAACACCGTCAAATAAAGTTAGACCATACTCTTCTAGTCCCATGTTTGATACTGATTTATCAAAATAAGGTTTGATAGAGATAGGTGTAGGTTTATTCTCCCTTGTCTCCACCATTGTAAAATTTGTTGATTCTTTCATTTTTGTTGGTTTTTAAATTGTTGGTTAAATATAGTAAAAAAGGGAGGAGCGTTAACCCCTCCCTATTCTTACCGGTTGTTTATATATTAGAATGATCCACCAGTGATTGGGTTTCTCATAACAATCTTAAGGACTTTAGTAGGATCCTTAACCCAGATAGCAGGCATTGTTTGAGACATCATCACACGGTACCCATTGAATTGTCCAGAAGACTGGAACCCTTGAGTACGGCCCATATAGTCCATTGTACCATTCTGATACCACCACTTCAATTGGTTGTCCCAAGACAACTTCAATAGGTAGATGTTATCATTTGTATTATCAGTGATATCAAAGATAATGAATGAGTAAGAAGACAATGGGAAACCATCAATGATTGGGTTTTCAATATCATTAGTATGTACGTTGTCAAATGCTGGGTTCAATACAAACTTCACGTTAGCCAAGAATGGAATAACGTAGCTAGTGTAAGCAAATCCAAAGTTCAAGTCCATACCTTTACCAGTGATTGCACCGATGTCAGCAGCCTGGATAAGAAGACCAGATGCTACAGCTTCTCTACGAATAGCTTCATTTACCATACGCATACCACCCATACCAGTTTGAACAACTAGTGAACGCTTAGGATCTGGACCCTGGAATTCAACCTTACCGTTGAAGAAGTTGTAGATCTCACCACGGAACAAATCAAGAGTAAAGTTATTCTTGTTGTATACACGCTTGAATGCATTATCTAACTGTCTCCAAAGACCCACAGACAAACGGATATCATCTGGACCATCCTGACGTACACGTCCACCTTGTCCCCACATCAAGTAAGTCTCAATGTCAGATGCAATCTTAGACAAGTGAGCAGCTTCCATGTTAGTAAGGAATGTACGTGAAAGGTCACCATTATCAAATGCTTTTTTCACAGCATCTTTACCCATAACCTTAACCATATCTTCTAGAGATGTAACAGCAGGATCAAGGTTCTTATTGAATGATCTCCAGATCTCAGTTACAGGAACTGTACCATCTGCATTCATACCACCCTTGATCATCAAATCTGCACGAGAAGAGATAGAGTAATGTACGTGTGCTTCTGCTCCTCCTACATAGTTGTAGAATTCACGGAATCCTGCATTAGTGATGATGTCAGAGAATCTTTCACCATATTCACCACGTGCAGAACCTTTACGGAATACCTTAGTACCATTTGCTAGGAAACGGTGATCAAGAAAACGCTGGTTGTCATTGTTTACAAGTTGTACTGTATAGATGAATCCATCTCCAATAGGAAGGATATCTTCATCAGTAATGTACATTTCAACTCCGTTATACTTGTCATAAGTGATGATATCACCATGTCCAAATTCACGTCTGTTAAGTTTAATACGGAATGTAGTACCATCTAGACCAAGGATAGTGTTAGGATCCTCAATGTCTTCAACAATGTAAGGAAGGTCAATGGAAACCGGAGTCTGCCATTTGTACTCTCCACGAGCATTGTCAACCATGATTACATTCTTTCCTCCAAAAGAGGACATCTGATAAAGAGGCATTTCTACTTTCTGTGCCATAGCCCAAAGGTCTACTGGACCCAGATCCATAGGTTCTGCATTCTTTAGCATGTTTTGTAAGTGGTAAGAATCCACATGTGAACTAGCGTTATACGCAGTATCACGCAGGAATATACCATTGTTTAAAACTGGAGTTGCCATTTTTGTTTGTTTTTATTTGTTGTTTATAATTAAAATCGTTTAAAGATATTACCAGAGTTTTTCTGTAATGTTCTTTGTGTAGTTTTTCTTGTTGAAGGTTCATCATCACTAGTAGATGAAGATCCTAGCTTTCTTGATTCTTCTGTTTTAAGTTGTCTAACTGCTTTTTCTGTAGCTGCTTTAGATCCTTGCTCCTGGAGTTTGTTTTTATATCCAGAAGGATCTGCTAGCAACCACAATGCTTCAGCAATTAGAGAGTGGTTAGGTTCTACAAACTGATACTTCTCAAGTAAGTGACCAAGTAAGTTTGTAGGCTTACCAGAAATTGAAGGATAATTAGGTTGAACTAATCCGGAGTATAACATGCTCTGAACTTTTCTATCTAGTTTTACACCACCAACTTCTCCAGTTGAAAGAGTGTTATATACATTATCCATGTATGCTTTAGCTGCTCTTTCCTGCTGCTCTTTTTTAGCTTCTTGTTCTGCTAGCTGTCTTGCAACAATCTCTTCTTGCATTCTATCTAACTTTGGCTTAAACTGATTAGCTTTTTGTCCAAGCTTATCTAGATCTGACCAATCTTGAATTTCTGCTTCAATCTCTTCAGGAGATCCAAAGTTTGTAGCATAAAGATATTGACGTGCAATTTCTGCTTGGTCATACTCATTATTTACATCAAGATTTTTCATCTCTTCTACATGAGCCAAAGTTCTAAAGAGTCCTTTTAGATCTGTACCACCGTCTGCTACATATTTTGCTGCATACTGTAACTCTTCTGGCAATGCTTCAAAGAATTCTCTTGGTGTATTTTGTCTAATCTGATTTTCTCTCTCTTGGAAGTTTGCTTCAAAAAGTTCTCTAAAATCTTTTGCTGTATACTCATCTAGTGATTTATCATCATCAAAAGGAATTAGAGTACCCTCTTCAATCATTTTAGTTGCTAGTTCTGCCAGACCTGATTTATCAATCTTTGGTCTTCCCTTACTACCCGCTTCCTCTTCTTGAGCAATACGGCTGTCAAGTTCAGCAATTGCCTCTTCAACTTCTTTCTTTTCTGCCGGTGTATCAGTTGCTACTGAAGTACCTGCAGGGTTGTCAATGAACGATACATCTACAGTGTTTTTGCTAAACACTGATTTCTTTTCTTCTGTTTCTGGTAGCATGATATTTCCTGCATCAGGCATCCCAAAAATCTCATCTAAATTTACATCTGCTTGTGTTACAGATGTAGCATCTGATATTTCACCTTTTTCAATTGGATCCATCTTGTTGGTTTTTGTTGGTTGTTAAATTAATATAAGCAAATTTGTACAAATAAACTTGTAAAATTTAAAGATGATTAAGGTTTTGTAGCACTATATAGCTATTCTTCATTTCCTTTATCATATTTATTTTTATTTTCTCTTGCAATCTGCAGTTGTTTATCTGCTATATCTCTTTGGGCCTGGATCTTTTCACGTTCAATCTGAGCCTTTTCTTGAGCTAAACTAGTTTTGTTAGCTTCTTTTGATCTTTCTAATTCAGTTTGTTCTTGATATTGATTTGTAGCTCTAATCTCTTTCATTGCATCAATATAGTCAGACTGCATGTTTTGATCAAGATCTACCATAGAGCCATACCCGGCTGATCTAATTTCAGCAATAAGAATATCACGTTGTCTATTCTTCTCTGCTTCTGCAGATGCATGATCTCTTTTGAGTTTTTCTTCTTCAGCTTTAGCTTGAATCATTTGTTCTTGCATCTGTTGCTGAGACTGCATCTCTTGTTGTTTGATTTCATTAGATTTCTGCTCAGCTGTTTTAAGTACAGAATTAAGCTCAGCTAATGAATCTGACTGAACTACTTTACCTAAGTCATATATAGAAGCACCGGTAGTATTATTTTGTAGTGCCATCTGTTTAAGTTGCTCTAGTATTGCACGCTGGTTAGCAGTTGTAGAACAATAAATGTTAAGATCTCTCATAAGCAGATCAGTACCATTTATCTCAAAGTTTACATTTTCATCTGCTGTTGTCATGTATTGTAACCTTAGAGATGGTTTAGTAGAGTGATAGTACTGAGCCAGGTCTGTGCGCATCTGATGTACGCGTGGCATTAAGTAATCACAGTGCTGAATAAAGAATACTTCAGTTTGTGCATAAGAAGCACTAACGGCCTGCTCTACTCCTGTAGCTGTCTGCTGTGATAACTGTTGCCCCATACGTTGCGGATTCACACCAATTACTTCATAAGCCTGTTGCTTAAAGTAATTAGCAAGCTGAATCCGCGATAACAGTCGATTTGTTTGCTCCAAATCTAATTTCTGAAAATGCTGGAAGTTTAATGGATTCTCTGTATTTGTAATAGATGTATCTAGAGGTAGCATCTGAAAGTTCTTCATTGCTACATATGCTTTAGCTAGATTATTCTTACCCCAGTCTTCACCTAATGAATGACGTGGTAATGCATTCTGATCCAGTAAGATCACTGTACCTAGTTCATCTACTAGAATATCCGCTATCTGATTATTTACAATATTATACCCAATCTGGTATGGTTTCATTAAGTCAAGTAGAGCTGTAGACTTAGTGTTTCTATCTGAGAACACCGCACCTTCTACCGGAAGCTTACAACCATATAATGTATTATCACCTTTAAACTGGAACTTAAGTGGTCCAATATGGTTTCTTTCTACTCCAATATAAATAGGTGTAAACCCTCCAGGATTATTCATACCCCAGAATGATGGAATATTTGGTCCAATCTTTACACCACCCCATACTTCATTAATCCAGATCCAGTCAATGTGTTCTCCATATACTAGATTATCTTTAGTTTTATTCTTAAAGAGTCTGGTATCATATATTGGTTTATCTGATACTTTATAGTCTTCTGTTATAATTTCTGTAAGTACTTCTCCATTCTCCAGTACTTTGGTTAAGTGACCAACTTTACGTTGTGATTTCCAATAGCCTGTAGTCACGCGAAGTAAATAAGCTGTACCTGCTACATTATAATCTTCACTTTCTGCTAGTATCTGTGAAACAACATCACCTCCTTGCATAATATTACCAGCTACCATGGATGTGTACTGACGATATGCTAGTGATGGCATATTAACGTTCCACTCATGACTTTTTGTAGCATCATAAAATGAACCATCATTCTGCTGTCCAGAAATATTATATGCCGCAGATCTAATAGGATAGATAGCTTCAAGGGCTTCTAATTGCTCTTCTGTCATTAAGTACCCATACTTATCTATAACATCAGCTACAGTAAACATATCTGTTTTACCTACCCAGTTTGCTTGAGATATATATCTTGCGTCCGGGGACTTATGATAGAATGATAATACAGGATTCCAAAGTTCTACATCATAGTCATCTTCTCCCATTCTAAAATGCCAAAACTCACGGTCTGTAATGAGCATATCACGGAAACCTCTTTCCTCAAGCTCATCCATTCTAAATCTTTCTACATCTACCTTATGCTGATGTGTAGCCCACTGTTCTACCATAGATCTGTAATCTTTCTTAAAGAACATTTCTATTTCAGGTAGAGTTTTAAGTTTATCCGGATTTAATTGCTGCTGGGCCTCTTCTGAACTTGGATCAAGACCTTGTTCAATTAAAGCAGCAGAAATCTTCATTTGAGCATTTGATAAGAGTACTTCTTCTACAGCAGATCTTTTTTGCTCCATCATCTCATTGTATGAGAATTCATCTATTGCACGGTAAGTAAGTTTAGTAGATCTTTTAGCAAACTCAGCTACTAAAACATTAATTACATTAGGTATAATTGGGTAGAACTTTAACTCTAATGCTGAGTTGTCTTCTTTGGTTAATACTTCAACTATGTCTCTATAATCATTGTCTTCTTCAATGATATAATCAGACTTATCTATAATACCTTTAGCTAGCTTGTAATTCTTCATCAATCTGCGGGCATTAAGGCGTATTTGTTTTAAACCATTCCACTCAAGCCAGTCTAAGTTCCATGCTGCCCACTCTTGATCCTTTTCAGTTTTAGGTAAAAATTGAAGAGGTTGGGTAATACTACCCATTCTGTTATGTTTAGTTTTAGCTCCCGCCTTGAGCTGCATTGCATTATATATCTGCATAGCCTTTATTTAAAGTGTTTAAATGGTGATCTTTTAATACCTTGACCCATTGATGTTGAGTTCTTTCCCATATGCCGGAAAGGGCTCATATTTAATTTATACAAATTTTCTGACTTTTGCAAGTTTTTGGCTGCCTCATCCATAACAGTTCTAGTTGGAATACCAATATTAGACTGTTGAATACGCATAAAAGCAACTAGAGCTGCAAAAGATACTAAGCGGTCAACGTTGAGTCCTTCTTGATATGCTTTCATTTCTTTAAGAAGCATGGGATCAGGAATACGTTCTATACCATATGTAGTTTTTACAATAGTACCATCTTCTTTAGTTGTAGTATCTAATTCTTCTCTTGTGTATTCAATCACATAAGATAGAAGATGTGACTTAAATAATATACCGGTGTTCTTCCAACCATACTCCTGGAATACGTTAGCATTAGCACCAAGATCTTTTAGAAATAATATTTGATTCTTAGGTACTAAATACCTTTGCTTTTTTCTTGAGATCATATACTGTATAAACAGTGATATGTTATTCTCTATTACTGTCCATGCATTATACCACTCTATTATAAGTTCTAGTCTCTCATGGGTTTTCTTTATGTCATCAAATCTACCGCACCAAGCTGCAACTATTTTGTCTTGTTCTATATAGTGCTCAACTTCAACACCTGTATGTCTCTTTACTTGAACCGGAGCTTTCATTACATATATAGAACATAGTGATTCTGAGGTAGTTGTCTTACCTTCTGATACGGGGTCAATAGATGCATAATACATTCTAAACTCTGGGTCTTTTACTGGCCGCTCCCATACTACAAAAGATCCGGTTTTATCTTCTGTCTTTTTAGAAACTGGAAATTCAGATATAGGAAGTTTATTTGTTTCTTTTACTTTAGGCTTTCCTGTTTCATCTCTAAATATATCCAAGAACTCATATGCGTATTCCTTCTCTTCTATTCTTCTTAACTGAGCAGTAACAAGATGCTGAGGGAATATAGATACTTTTCTGTGGGCAAATGCTTCTTCTATATTCCTTGGATGCTGAGATACTTCAAGCTGATATGTTTCTGGTGACATCTTTTTCTTACACTGCTCAAAGTAATCATCTAAAGCCTGGAGAGCTTCTTCTACAAGTGAATTACCATGGTCATCAATATAAGGCGGCATTGACCATTGTTCAGGAATAAACAAACCTGATGTTCCTATAGTACCGTCTTTATCTATAAGTTTGGTGTCTACTGCATATATATCCTGCGCTTCCGGATTAAGAATCATTTCTTTTAAGGGCTCACACTGATCCAAGTCACCCACAGATCCTGCAGCTATAAACATACCTGTAGTTATCATACCTGACTTAAGTGCAGGTTTAATATAACCATATGTTGTATCCATCTTGGGGGCAATACCAGCTTCCTCATGAAAGAAATACTTAACCGGTCCACCAACACCATTAGTAGGATCTTTCTCAAATGACATACCTTGTATAGTACCTTTAAGACCCACTTCTGCTTTTCTATCTCCTTTTCTTACTTCAATCTTTTGCTGCCACATCATAACCTTGTCTGGTGACATAGGACGGTACCATGCAGTATGCTCATTTAAGAAGGCTGCATATTCATTTAAAAACTTCCATGTACCTTTCTCATTGATGTAGTCTTTTAGTGATGCACCCATCTTAAGTGTGACACCGGCTTCAAACCACTGCTGATTGATAAGTTTACCAGCATGATAATAAGAAGAAGCTATCTGACGTTTCTTAAGAATAGCAGCATGCTTATAGTGTAATTCTGCTAATTGCTCATACAGAGCCATATGATACTGAGCATCACGGATATCAGCAAATCCAAATGCTTGTATCTCTTTGTTAAAGATAGGTAAGAAGTTTAGCCACATGTAATACTCTCTTGCAAGGTACCAAGTTTCTTTACCTGACTTTACTAATACACCATTCCGGCATTTTGTTTTTTGATCATCCCAGTAAGCTAGAAAGTCTTTAGATTTAAAGGGTGCTGTGCAGTATACTTTTTCAGACTTAAATATCCGAGCTTGCTCATTAAAGATATTACTAGAGTCTTGATTAAAATTATATTGACCGGGCTCTTTAAATATGGTAAGTAAGAACACACGTAACTCATCTCTTGTTGCAAAAGATGTAGTAGTCCAAGTACCGTTATCCCAAGTTGGTATGTTTTCCCAGAATGCTTCCATTATGAATCATATGCTAATCCTTGACCACCTCTTACTTTGCTCTGCTGCTCTTCCTGAAGATCTTTATACACTCCTTTAAATGATTGCCTAATACCATCAAAGTCTTTAGCCAATGCTCTAATCTGTGCTATGTTACCATCTTTACCATCTGTAATTGGTGCACTACCAAGATATCTGGATATTCTATCAAGGGCCTTCTGCATACCTTCATACGCGCGTGAGGTAGGCGTTTCATACATTCTCTCACATGCTTTAAGTGCAGTAAAGATATCATCATCTTCAGTAGAAAAATCTGCTTCAATTTCTTTAAGGATAATATCCTCTTTATCCATGTGAGGTACATTAAAGAATGGGTTCATATCTGGATTAGGGCAGGTCATGTAAAATAGATACAGATATATCTTAAGATAATTATCCGGATAGTTATCCATTATATCCTTTAGTGACTTAAGTGTATAACAATGTTCACTAGGTATTACTACTCCGTTTTGAACATCAAATAATTTAACTATCATTTCTTTTTAATTAGTCCTCTGTTTTCATGTAACCAGTTAATAATACTAATTACTTCATCTTTTAAATACGGTATTTCTATTGCTACAACATCTTTAACTACAGGATCACCCTCAGAGGTATACTTAGTAATTGGATATCCGTATTCATCTTCACCCATTGTTTCAAACTGAACATGATGAATAAACATCTTACCTGGTTTTAACTTTGGATTATGCTTGAGTATAATATACATATAAATACTCAATTGTAAAGCATAGTGATTAAAATGACAATCATCTAAGTTGTTTACAGGAAACTGTAGTTTTTCTGATATACCTTCCCAATTTACATAAGATTCTGTCTTGATCTCTTTATTAGTCTTGTAGTCTATTATAAATACCTGATCATTTACCACTTCTACTAAATCTGACTGACCGCAGATACCGGCAGACTTTAAAAACACCATGTGTTCAGGATATACTCCCGGATCTAATTTTTGTAATGGTGCTTGCTTTAATCCTTCTAGTTCAGGTACAGGAGCTATAACAGGAATAGTAACACCATCTTTTTCTAGAGATGCTAGCGAACATAAGTCTGCTTCTCTCTGATTATGATAATAGGTACCAAGAGTTGTAGCACGGTTGGCTTCATTTTCCCATATCTCAAGAATCTTTTTAGGAGGAATACCAAACCATTTTGATCTTTTACTCTTAGTCACTCTTTCAGCTATACTTTTAGCATCAAACGGTTTTTTAAACTGAGAAACAAGTGATGTAACACTTATCCAATTTATATCATCCGCCTCAATACTTTTGTAGCTATGATCTGCTGCGTTAAATATTATACTCATGAGTTCTCTATTATACAATCAGCTACTGTAATTGATGCTTCATCATTTGACATAAGCATCTTCCGGATATTACTTATTTCTTCCTGAGTAAACTTACCCTCCATACCAAGTATCTTAAGTCTTAGAAGTTTGTTATCTAACTCAAGTTTATCCATTCTTTCTTCTAAAAGAGCTATAGGTGTTTTATATACATTACCATCATTAGCCGTGATCTGTGACCAAAGTCCTTCAGTAGTTGTAGTACTTATTGTTCCATAAATACTATGCTCTAGTTCTGAGTCATAATTTACTTGTTCTGGTTTCATATTAGTCTAAGTTATCTAGTTTATCTTCTTCTTCTTCTGATATGAGTGCTTTCCATTTACCGGCCGGGCACTCTGATGATAGTGATCTTGTTTTAAATGCAAGAGAGCACCCACACTCATTGCAACATGGTGCCGTCCCTGGCATTACACACTCATCTCCTTTACTTGGACACTGGTCACACAGTTCTCTTCTTACTCTAGCAACATCTTCTACAAATTCATCTCTTATAACCGCATTAGTTATACCTTCAACAATCTGTTTCCGGTTCTTCCATATTTGTTTTAGTCTGTTTGACATGTTTAAATATTTTTTTTGCTGTTAGGAACTCATCTATTTTTTTAGATGCTTTTTTAAGCTTTTCTAATTTTGCCTCTGCTAGCTTTTTGTTATGATAATTACTGAAGGTTTCTGAATTGTATTTGTTTACTAAGTTAGTATACTTCTTAGTCATATTATCTACTGACTTTTTTTTAATTAAGAAGTGACCTAAACCCGGTATGTTTATTCTGATGTCTTCTAAACTTGAAAGTTTTTTTCTTAGTTCTTTATAATAAAAACCTACAATGTCATCTACCATTGATTCAGATAGATCATTTTCTTCTGCTACTTCTTTAATTATTGTTTCCGGCTTCTTGGGGATCATTGGCTAGAATTTTATAATCAAGTAGTAAAGTACCTTCTGTTTGTATCTGTAATGTAGGATTAAGCATAATAACCTTTTTGTTATTTGCATCTTTTATTACAAGTTTGTTTTTTTCAGCTTTATTAATACAGTTACGGACAGTCTGTGGTGTTTTAAAAATCCAATCTTCTTCAGCTGAAGCATCATAGCAAAAATGTGTCAATTCAACAGGTTGATTAAAGCTAAGTAAAGTCAAACAGTTAAGATCAGATTCACTCACTGTTATACGATTAATATAACAGTGAGTAAGTATCTGAAATTTAACAACCTCCCACTTAGGCATTTTGACACGCTTCTGTACTTGGTTTACTAAGGCCATAATTAAGATTTTTTAAGCTTCCTTTCTTTCTGAAGCTCTTGGTGTAATTCATCAGGTGAGTCAGATTCTTGTGGTGGATTCATCAACATTGCCATTTGAATTTGATACTGAGTTCTTTTAAATCTTACTTCATCAATTTTTGCAAGTAGATCTTCATACTCAAATTGTGCTTGAAGATACGGCATTGACTCTTTGTAATAGATAAGCATTTCTTCTTTTCTAGCTACCAGTTCTTCATGTGTCATTCCTTGTTCTTCTGCTGGTTCTTTCATAATTTATTTTTTTAAGTTTACACAAATATACAATAAAAGTTTAAACTTCGTTTATTTAAAAATAAAAAACCCAGCAAGTTAATCCTGCTGGGTTAAAGTAATAGTTTAAGTATTATCTATTCTTCAATGTAAAGTTTAATATGGTAATCATATAGAACTCTCTTGAAATATCAACTTCTACCGTTAGAAAATCTATCTTGCCTAGTCTAAGTCTCAAAGCAAACTTATCCCATTGCTTATTCTTTACTTTCCAGTTGTTTCTTACTATCATAACTTTATTCTTTAATTTCAAAGTGCATCCAGTCATAGTTCTTCTCCCGTCCTAGAGAAACAAACCCATGCTTGTAAAAGATATCTATCATTGCTTTATACTCTGGTCTAGCAAATCTAGCTGTCCTTGATGTTTCCTTTAATGTGTTTCGTGCAGGATCAAGATCTACAGCAATACCCCAGGCATGTTTTGACCAAGCAGATCCTCCACGCATTTTGCGGTAGTTAAAACATCCACCATATAAATCTATTCCTAGTTCCTTTATTTTATCAAAACCATAGTGAGCTAGAATATCTTTGAACACAGCCTCAAACTTACTAGCTACATCCTTATGACATCTCATTCTTGATACAGTAGTATCTGTATCCCAAGCAATACGCATAGGATAAGGAAGATTAACAGTAACCAGATATCCGGATCCTGTTTCATTTGGAGTGCCATACTTCTTAAGTGCTTGTTGTGTAGTTAACATATCTATAGTTTAAATATTTTCTTGAGTACTAAGATAATGATTAATATTACAGCTGCAAGGATCACCCAGGCCCATGGTTGCTTGTTCTCCTGTCGGATGACATACCTCTGTGTTTTATTCTGCTGTCTGTTTGTTTTGATATAAGCCTTTAGTTCTTTAGATAAAGAATCATTCTGTAGCTTCATCATCTTCTCTAGATGCTTGTAGTAGGATTCTAGAGCTATTCTTTCTTGGCGTGACATGCCCGGTGCAATAGTATTGTTGATTGTTCTTACACTACTATCTTTCTTCAGGATTTCTTTATAGGTATTTGTTACTGTATCAAATACAGTTTCTGTCTTGTACTCATAGTGCCAAACAGTATCCGGTTTGATTACTGCACCCTTTCTCTTAGCAATGTCAATATGCTTCTGGGCTTTAGCTAAGTGATGTTCAATAGAACAAGAGTTGAGTAGAGCTATTAGGACAGCTATTCCTAGTGCCCAGGTTATTGCTACAATTATTACATTTATCCAGTTAATCTTCATGGCTGCATATCATCTTTTACTTTCTTTATGTTCCTCAGATTGTCATAAAGTTTACCAATAAAAGAATAGCCTTTTACTTTTTCAAAAGACTCATCCATTGATTTAACTTCAATAACAATTAGACCTAAAGATACAAGTTTTGTTGATACAAAGTCAATATCTATAAAAAGCTTAGTAAGTTCATTTACTATATAGTAGTCTGCTACAAAAAGAAGAAGTACAATTCCTACATATGATCTTACCTTTGGTATTAGGCCCTGGCGGCACTTTTTAGAATCACAAACTTCTCCTAGTGACTTTGCTTTCCATATACCAAAACAGGTATCTACAATTGTAGCTAATCCTACTAAAAACACCATAACATAAATAGGTGCAAAAAATAGTACAACTGGTAAAAGAAGTGATGCATAAATTTTTAAAAGAAAAGCTTTCATGTCTATTAATTATAAAAAATAAGTATATATACTTAATATACAAAAAAAAGTGGATTAATCTATTCTTTTATACTTTAAAATTGAACCTTTCCAGGTTCGTGATATTCTACCCGCTGCTGCTGCATTGTTTGCAAACTGAAATTTAAAAGTTCCATTTGCTGAGGCATAAAAATTAAAAGTTGCAGTTGTTGTATGTAGTTCATCTAGGTCAGTACCTGCTACTCCACATTGAATATTTCCAGTTGTGGCTGCACCTGGTGAACCTGCGGTAACTGCTTGTAGTGTGGGAGCCATCGCTGTTGAAAATATGATTGCTATACCTCTTGCTTTCATTGTACCCGCAGAAACTGCAAACCTCCATAAATAATCACCTGTAGCATTGTTACCTGAATAACATATATTCATTTCAACCATATAGTGTCCTCCAGCAACCACTGAAAATTGTAACTCTGTGTCA